TCATCTCTTAACCAGTTAAAAAGTTCTTTTTGTTTCTGCTGCGTTGGGAAAGAATAATTTTTATAATATTTATCTTTAAATTCATCCTTCAATAAAGCAGAAGTCAGCGATTGATAATCTAAATTATAAAATTCGCATATTTCTTTTAAAGATTGAGTCTTTAATTTCTTCCAAAATTCTTTTTCGCGCAAAATATTAACCATCTTGTATGTCTCGTTAGCATCTATTTTTACCATACTCTTAAAAGATTTTCTAGTATTTTCTTTTACTTTTTGGTTCTTTTGAGGATTATCAACACCAAACTTTTCAACACAAGTCTTTTTAAATTTCTCTTTTATGTCCCCATTCTTGCTAGGATTATCAACTCCATATTTATTAATGCAAGTCTGTCTAACTTTATTTCTAATCGTTTTGCTCTTTAAGGGCGAATCAACTCCGTATCTCTCTATCATTGTCTCTCTAATCTTATTTTTTACTTCTTTATTTTGAAAAGGATTTTCTACGCCATATTTTATAAGATTTGTTTTTCTTGCCTTTTCGGCTTTAGGATTGTTTTTATCATATTCAATATATTCTTTAATTTTATCAATGTGCTCTGTAGAAAAACGAGGTCTTGATTTTGCCGATGTTTTTAAACAAGGTACAAAATTTAACTTTACCCAATAAGCTAATTGATTATAAGGAATATTAAGCTCTTTTGCTACTTCTGACATTCTTTTTGTTTCATTCATTTTTTATTCTCTAGCAAATTTATTTCTTGAGTATAAAAATCGGTTCAGTGTGATAATTTACTTGTCCCTTTTTTCTATTAAATTCATTATTCGCTAATTTCATATTATATGTTTTTTCCAACACAAAGCCAATTTTTTGCGAATATGAGAGAAAATCATCAGCAATTTGAAACTTATCATAGTTTTTTATGTTTATGGCTAAATGAGATCCAGTCTTCAAAACCCTATAACTTTCATCTACAATTTTATACAAAAATCCATCCAACCAGTCTTGATAAACAGGGAATTTTACAGAACTTTGATCTTTATCTTCAGAATACTCTTCTACATCAAAATAAGGAGGAGATGTAAAAACTAAATCATAATAATCACTCCGTAATGAGAGCATTACATCCTCTGCACATCCAAGATGGAATCCTGTTCTAAAAGAGTAATCGTTTTTAAAAAATGAAGCACACTTCAATCCACCCTCTATTGTCTTGCTATCAGGGTCTATCCCTATATAATTCAAGTTTCTATTCGAAGAAATCGCTCCACACAACCTTCCAGAAAATCCAGCACAAGGATCGACTATGTTCCCGTTTGCCGGAACGTAAGTATCATAAATAAATTTTGCTATTACTGGTTTAAAATTACAAACAGTTCTAACCCCATTCCGAGTTTTTAAAATCTTTCTCATCCCCACGTTACTAGGAATAATGTCTAAATCTAATGCTCTTTTTATACAATCTCTAAACTTATCATCATCCAAAAAAGCCTCCATAGGGCTAAAACGACTACTATTACCATATCCTACTTCTAACATGTGATTGTGAAATGAACTCGCTAATGGCATTCCAACATAGTTCGACTGTAAAAGATCATTATCTAAAAGCGGAGAAGACGAACGAGAAAGAGATAACATTTTTTTATTCTTTTCTTCATCAGATGGTTCATAATAGGGAAATCCAGCGTCTCTATAATGCTTAAAAATAATATCAATAATAGAATTTCGATATTCTTCGTTTTCGTGGTATGCTTTTAAAAGTTTTTTAAAATCATTTTTATCATTTATATAGGATAAGGCTGCATCTCTAATAAAATTACTCTTGCTTTTCCCGAATAAAGCAGATTTTATTTTAATTGTCCTGTGATCTTCTTCACTTATCCGAAGAAGTATGTTACTTGATTTTTCCATATTATTTCTCCCAATTAATTTCGTCTTTAAATCGCCTTTTTATCATATCATACTCTTTTTTTCCAACAAGTGTTATTTTAACTCCAAATTTCTTCACAACTTCTTTCATTATCGCTCTATTTTTAACACATGTCTTACATGGACAAATCCATTCTTCAGAAGACTTTGCGTGTCCCTTTATCTCATAATATCTATTCTTGTCTAAAAAATAAAAATCTGGACAATATGAAAAACTATCATTTCCGAGTTTAATATAAAAACGTTTTGTTTCATACTTATACTGCCTATTAAATTTTTGATATATCCTCGCCATGTTCGCTTCCCAAGTACTTCTTACATAATGCCCGATATCAACTCTTATTCCTCCCTTGCCCCTTCCAGAGCCTTTAGGAGAGGGTTTTCCGTACATAGGATTACCTTTTCCACTAAAACTTCTTCTATTTTTATAACCTTTTGCACGAGCTTTTTTACAATCATCCGTATCAAATTTTCCGTCCTTCCATGCTTGCTTAACTGCTAAAGATACATTTTTATTATGATCTGCTGTTTTTGGGATCTTCTTCATTTCTCTAGATATTTTTCTGCGTCGGATATCTTCCATGTTATCAATTTTTAATTCATTTTTAAACATATTAAGAACGTATCCATTGCTAATCGCGGCAAAAATATTTTTAGCATTATATAATTTTTTAAAGAATTCGAAGACATTCCCTTTATGATCAAGATAAATTTTAAGTGCTTGTTGTATATTTTTTTTTAAAAAAGATTGATGTTTAACGTCCTTGCTTTTCTTTATGTGAACAAATATTTTCCAATATTTATCATATTTTTTGTTGCAAATTGGACACTCCTCGAAAAGAGCATATTCGGTTTTCATATCTCTAAATTTTTTATTTCTTTTTGCGTTAGTCTCTTTTTTACAAGGCATTTTATATCTCCAATTAATGTATATACTTTATACAATAAAAAATCTCCACTTTCCTCTATTAAAATCTTATAGAAGTATAGAGATTGTATATACACAAAAAAAAGATGGGCTTGCTATAATAGCAAACCCATCTTTTATATGCTTTTTACTACCTATGTAAGACTATTAGGTAGCAGAACTTACATCGATTCTCGAAACGGCATAATCGTTTACTACGACTATACCTACCTCTTCATAGATAACCCAGCCCAATCGAAGTTTCTTTGGATCATCAGCAGGTAATACAGTGATATCTTGGCGAATCGGAAAAGCGCCAACGGTATCAGGCGAAGCAACTACCAAGATAGTCGCAACTGGCATACGGCTTGAAACGTGAATATCAGCGGTGTAAAGGTGACCGTAAAGGCCGGTTGTGATAATTTCACGCTGTGTAGCTTCATCATAGAAGGTCTTGCCAAAAGCACGAACGCTAGCGAACTGGCGAGCATGCATGACAATCTTCGTGGCAACAAGGTCATGCTCTTCGATCATGCGGAATGCAGTGTTCAAAGAGGCAACTGACAAAGTACCGAAGTTTGCGACAGTGTTTCCAGCGGTTGTTGCAGCAGCTAGAAGGGCATTAAAGATATTGCTATCTTCTTCCTTCTGAATAGCTTCCTTAGCCTTAATCTGGGCGCGGTCTACGATGTAGAAACGACGAGCCTTGATCTCGGAAAGGCGAACTGTTGGGTGAGCAGCGATTTCGAACGTAGGAACTAAGATTTCCTCGCCTTCCTGAATCTGATCAGGTACGGCGCCTCTACGTGAAACTACGTGAGCAACTGAGGCAACGTCACGCTCGTAACGAGCAAGAGCGCCTTGTGGAAGCTCATCGACCATCAAAAGCTTACGACCAACAGCTTGATACTCTAACGAACGACGAATTGGTTCGACCATTGCCTGAGCTAGAGCAGTACGTCCCTCGTCTGTTTCCAGAGCTTGGGCGATAATATCTTCCTTCTCTCTATCTGTTAAACTATTTTTACTTAAAGACATTTTTTATTCTCCTTTGATTATTTTTAGGTATTCGCTTTACAAATCCTAAAATGATAATCTTAATTTTATTAAAGACCAAATTCCAAAAACTATTACTCTACGCCCATATTCAGAATGAAGGTAACGTAATCCCCAAGGCTTAGACTACCATTGGTAGTATCTACGCCAGGAACTCCAGAATCCCAAGCCTGAACAGCGGCAGCACAAACGCCAACTACCGGACCAGTACCATTTGTGGTGGTAAGAATACCGTTAGCAGAACAGAAGAGCAAG